CGGAGCCCTCAACCAGCTCCGGGGACCTAACCTCTCCTCCTGACCTATGCCCCTTTCCTATCGCGAACTGACGCAGCCCGCCGTCGAACCGATCACGCTCGCCCAGGCGAAGGCCCATCTGCGCGTGGACTTCAGCGACGACGATGCCTACATCACGGCGCTCATCACCGCGTCACGTCAGCGCGTCGAAAAAATGATGAACCGCGCGATCTTCAATCGCCGGATGCTGCTGGCGCTCGACTACTTTCCGTGGCCGGGCTGGGACTCGACGACCGGCTCGACGGCTCACGACTACTTCATGCACTGGTATTACAGAGGCCTGACGATCCGTCTGCCGAAGCCAGCGACGGTCAGCGTCGAATCGATCACCTACATCGCGAATGACGGCGTCACAGTCGTGACGATTCCCCCCACGAATTACTTCGTCGATGTGACCTCCGAACCGGCACGCATCGCCCCGCGCCCCGGGTACACCTGGCCCTACCAGCAGAACTACATCCCCGGCCAGATCAGCGTTACGTATATCGCTGGCACCTACGAGCTTCTCGTCACGGAGCCGTTCACCGTTCCCGCCGAGGCTCCCTACAGCTATACCCTGACGCAGGCCGCAAACCTCGTCACGTTTGCCGGTGTGACGAATGCGGATGACGACACCGTCACATGCACTAACGCGGCTGGTGCGCTCACGTTCGACGCTTCATTGGCCGGTCAGACGTTGACCGCCTCCTACACGGTCAATAACTGCCCGCAGACCATTGTGTGGGCGATGTACCTCCTGATGAAGCACTGGTACGACCATCGCGAGGCCGCCTCCGAGATCCCGCTCAAAGAGATTCCACTCGGTGTTGCCGAGCTCCTGGCTGGCGAAAGCCTGTACTCCTGCGATTGGTAAATGAAAACTCCGAATCTCAATCGCCGCATCGCGATCCAGACACAGACGACGAGCCAGGACGCCGCCGGTCAGCCCCAGCAGACGTGGACCACCGCTTATTCATGCTGGGCGGAAATCGATGTCCAGCAGTCGCAGCTTATCTACGAGACCGCCGAATTTGTGTCGAAGACGGTCCATCGCATCACCATTCGCTGGACGAAGAGCCAGGTATTCGCGCCTGACATGCGGATCGTATTCGTCGAGCCGTATACCAGTGTCTCGCACACCTACAACATCGAGGCGATCCTCAACCCGAAGCAGGGTAACGTCTGGCTGACTTTCCTGGCCTACGAATTGGACGGCGCAGAGTAAATGGTCGAAACAGCACTATTCACCGCGCTCTCCACGTCCGCCGCAGTATCGGCGCTCGCAGGCACCCGGATTTACCCGGCAGTCCTCCCAAAGGACCCGACGCTCCCCGCCGTGGTTTATCACTTCGTCGGCGGCGCAAACCAGCCCACGATGGACACACGCGGCAAGCAACGGTCACGGGTTCAGTTTGACTGCATCGGTGAGACCTATCTCGACGCCGTGACCCTGCGCAAGGCCGTCGTCCAGACGCTCGCCGGTTATCGCTGCGCCGACTTTCAGTCGCAGATTTTGAACGCCACCGGCAGCGACGGCTTCGATCAGGACCTCCTGCAATACGTGGCGATCGCAGAGGCCTACGTCTGGTACTCGCTATAACACCAGTTTTCACTCTCAACACCACGCCCGTAAGGGCATTTCAGGAGTAACACCATGTCCTACACCGGCAGCAAAGCATCCACCTCACTCGGCGTCACCGTGTCGATCGGTCCTCTGGCCTCGGCGACCGGCAGCCCGACTTACACCGCCATCGGCGAAGTTTCGTCCGCCAGCTTCTCCGGAGCAAAGCGGACCGTGCTCAATCCCACCAACTTCCAGTCCTCGATGATCGAGAAGAGCGATGCTCTGGCTGATCCAGGCCAGATCAAGCTGACGATGAACCGCGTCACCAACGATGCGGGTCAGATGGCGCTCCAGGCCGCATGGAACGCGGGTGGCAAGTACCTGTTTCAGGTGCAGGAAGAGCCGGACGCGTCGATCGGTCAGACGACGACCGGTAACCTCTATGCCTTCCAGGCGATCATCAGCGAGGGTCCCACCTTCGACATGGACCCGAACAAGCTGACGGTGCTCTCCTACACGCTCGACATGTCGAACGAGCCCGTCTTCACCGCAGGATCGTAAGTCCTTCCATCGGGTGAGAGTATCGTATGCCTTGCCCCGCTCTTTCCCTCACATAAGGAGAAAACTCCATGCCCAAGCGCACGCGCAAAGTCGCGTCCACGCCCGTGGACCCGACGCTCCCAAAGGTTCCCGTCCTCATCGACGGCGAGACCTACTTCCTGTGTTTCGATCTTGGTGCTCTTGCCGAGGCCGAGTCGCATTTCCGCCAGCACGGACACGACATCAATCTCCTGGATGCTCTGCCAGGCTACACGCTCTCGCATGTGCGGACGCTCTTCCCGTGTGCCCTGCGCAAGTTTCATCCGGAAATCAGCTTCGAAGACGCGCAGGCGATGATCACGCTGCCCACGCTCTACCTGGTCGCAGCAGCGGTCGGCGAAGCGTGGAAGGCATCTCTGCCCGAGCCCCAGCCGGACCCTACCGAAGCCGTCGCCGCGAAGGAAGGCGAACGGCTGAATCCGGAGAGCAGCGCTGGCTCCGCATGTGGAGTGTCGCCCGATACGACCTCGGCCTAACCTCTGAGGACTTCTACGCCCTCACGCCTCGCCAATTTGACGCGCTCGTGAAGCGCCGCGAACGTGATGCCCAGGAGCAGGAGTTTCTGACGGCGCAGCTTACCGCCGCCGTCGTGAACTTCTCCATGTGCCACCCGAAAGAGCCCGTCTCGCCGCGCGACTTCATGCCGAGCGAGTTCGGGAAACCAGCGCGAAAGCCGAAGAGAGTGCGCATTACCAAAAAGCTCAAGCGCGAACTCGCCCTGTCCGTCAGAGCGGGCTTCGCAGCGATGAGGAAGTAACTATGCCTGACGGTATCTCGGTCGAAATCAAGGGTCTCGCCGACCTCCAGCGGAAGCTGGACGCGCTCGCCACTAGCACGGCTGAGCGTTGTATCCGCACCGCCCTCAAAGCGGGAGCAGAGGTCGAGAAAGCAGCGATCGAAGAGCGCATTCCCGCTCGCCCCGACCTCCCTTCCCGCACAGCATTGCCGATCGCCGCGTTGAAGTCTGACATCTCGATCCAGATGAAGCGATCAGACCAGGGCAACATCTCTGCGATCGTCGGACCCGGCGAAGCGACGGCCCACGTCGCCGAATGGGTTGAAGAGGGTCACCGGCTGGTACGCGGCGGATACAGCCGCGAAGTATTCAAAGGTGGCGAGGCAACCGGCAAGTATCGCGGCCCTGGACATCAGGTGACAGATGACGACGGCGAGCTGATCAACGTCCAACCTCACCCCTACATCCGCGAGGCCTACGAGGCCACCCGCGACGAAGCAACGCAGGCAATCATCACCGTGCTCGGCTCAGAAATCGAGAAGGCAGCGAAGTAAATGGCCAACAACATCCAAGTCGTTCTGTCGCTCAACAAGGCCACGTATACCGAGGCCCTGAAGGACGCGCAGAGACAACTCGACACCTTCGCGGGCAAAGCTCGCGGTGCTGGACACTCGACCGTCTCCTCGATGCAGGCATCCTCCGCCGCGATCCGCCTTTTTGAGGGCGGAATGCAAAACAACGTCAGAGCCGTCGAGCGGTTCATCGCCACGATCCCCGGCGTCGGTGCTGCATTGAAGTTTGCTTTCCCGCTTGTCGGCGCAGCCGCTCTGGGCGGGCTCGTAGCGAAAATGGGCATTGAGTTCGCGCAGTTTATCCAGAAGGTGAACCAGACGCCGCAGGCGATCCAGAACGCCTTCCGCGAACTAACCAGCGGCGGCCTGCTCGCCAATGACGAACTCCGCAAGACGAACGACGAACTCGATAACCAGATCGCGAAGCTGTCGAACAAGCCGCAAAACAACATTGCCATCGCGCTCGATGACGCTCGCATCGCAGCCGACCGGCTGGCGCAGTCGCTCGAACAGGACAACCAGAAAATCGCCCAGCTACTGAAGGACAACCAGATCGGGGCTCTCGGCTCGCTCTTGACCGGCAAAGACACCACGACGCAAATGTCCGGCGATGTCAAGTACTGGACCCAGGAACTTGCGAACAAGGGGCACGACTATAACCAGGCCGTCCACCAGTTCGGTCCTGACTCCGCCCAGGCGAAGGCCGCGCAGGCAGCACTCGATCAGCGCCGCAAAGATGCGGAAGCCAACATGCAGATGGAGATTGACTATCGCGGGCCGAACCACGCCGCGAACGTCACCGGCGATCAGACTGCGAATCTGAACATCGCCCAGGGTTATCTCTCCACTTTGCAGCAGCAGGGCGATCAGGAAAACGAGCAAGGCGACAACAAGAAGCTCGTGGCGCAGCAGCAGGCGCTCACGCATGCGAAGGAACTAGCCGAGAGCCAGAAGCAGCTTGCCGCTCAGCGCCTCCAGGCAATGGAGCAGGAACTCGACCAGAAGAAAAGCGTCGAGGCGCTCGACGTCGCCGATGAGTATCAGTTCTGGGAAGAGAAGCTCGCGAAGCTAAAGCAGGGCGACGCCAACTATCGCGCCGTGCTTGCGAAGACCGGCCAGGCGTATCAGGGCGCGATCAAAGAGCACAATGCGCTGTTACTGGAGTCCGCGAACAAAGGAACGATCAGCCCGACGCTCCTGGGCAACGGACTCGGTGGCACGGAGCAGGCTCCCGTCTCCACCTATCAGTACGGCAGCGACCAGTCAAAGAACTCCGACTCGACCGCGTTCATTCGTGAGCAGGGACAGGCTACGGCACAGTGGCTGAAGAATCTCAACGGCGGCTCCGACATCCAGAAACAGAACTCTGATGCGATGGCCGAGGCCTCTTTGCAGATGGCTATCGCTACCGGGCAGATGTCGAGGCTCGACGCCGCGCAGGCGCAGGCGCAGCTTCATGCCCAGGAGTATGCCGATAGTCTGCTCGATCTGAAGGATGCGATGGCCGCCGTCGCCAACGATCCGTCGCTCTCCGCGATGGAAAAGAACGCGAAGACTTCGGCATTACAGAATCAGATCGACCAGATGAACGGTCAGCGGGCCATCCAGGTCATGCAGGACAGCGCCGCGATCGATCAGAGCACCCTCGGCGGCTCGATCCACGACGCCCTGAACCAGTATGTCCAGCAGGCGACAGATGTAGGCAAGCAGATCGCCGACATCCTGACGGGTGCTTTCGACTCCGTGAACGCGTCGCTCTCGCAGGCACTGATGAGCCATGCATACAACGGGCACGAGTATCGGCGGAACATCGAGAATGCACTCTCCGGCTCGGCTCGTGGCATCGGCTCCCAGCTTCTGAGCACGAGCTTCAAAAGCGTCGAGGGCGGCGTTCTCGGAAAATTTGGATTCGGCGGTAAGGCGGACGGTTCCTCGCAAGCTTCCGCGCTGTGGGTCCGCATCGCAACCGGCACGGCGGCCACCGCCGCTGGCATCGGGTCCTTCTTCGCTAAGCTGTTCGGGCGTGGCGGCGGATCGTCGTCATCTGGCGCTGGCACCGCAGCAAGCTACCTCGCCGACTCCGGATTCCAGGGTTTCTTCGCCACCGGCGGCGATGTTCTCGCAGGCCGGAGCCTAATCCTCGGCGAGCGCGGGCCTGAGACTTTCGTGCCCTCGACCTCTGGCCGGATCATTCCGAACAACGCGATGGCGAACACGACTCACACCATCTCGATCGACGCCCGGGGCAGCAACGATCCGGCGGCGACTGAGGCAGCCGTCCATCGCGCGATGGCCCAGTGGGCTCCTCACATGACGTCGATGTCCATGGCGGCCTCCGCCGACGACAGACGGCGCAGCCCGCTCAGCAAATCCTAATCAACCGCCTCACCCGGGGTCCGCGCCTGCGCGGCCTCTCCCAGGATTCCCATGCAGCAAATCAGCGTCAATGGCAACACCTACAACCTCGTGTCGATGCCCTCGACGCCCGGGCCGGCCAGCATCGTCCTCGGCTACCAGGACACGGTCGCCACTGTCGAGTCGCCGTTCACGAAGCAGACACAGGTGCAGACGTGGCCGGGTGCCGACTGGTGGACTATGTCGATCACCATGCCTCCCATGACCCGGGCGCAGGCGTGGCCGTGGGAAGCATTCCTCGCCGAACTGCGCGGGCAGCAGAACGTCTTCCAGATCGGCGATCCCCGCGCTCTGACGCCTCTCGGCACGGTGACCGGAACCCCGGTAGCCGCTTCCGCCGAAAGCCCGACCGGCAACGCCGCTATGGCGACGACGCTTGGCGTCCGTGGCTTCAACGCGACCGACTCACTCCTCGCTGGCGACTACATCCAGGTCGGTTATCGGCTTTATCGAGTAGTGGAATCGACCGGCCCCATCTCTTCGGGTGCGGCGAACCTCGTCATCTGGCCGTCGTTGCGCGAACAAGTCGCGGATAACACCTCGATCATCACGAACGCTCCCCAGGGACTCTTCCGGCTCGCGTCGAACCCGCGCCAGATTCAGTCTTCGCCACTGCGCCTCACGACCATGAGCTTCAACGCGGTGGAGGTGCGCTGATGCCCCGCTCGATTGACTCCACGATGCTCGGCGGATTGCTGAGCAATGCCATCGCGCCCTGCTTCCTGGTGGACCTAACCTTCACGACTGGCCCCGCCTATATCTGGAGTGGCGTCGGCAATCTCACCTGGAACAACCATCTCTACGTTGGTGTCGGCTCTCTCGGGTCGATCGGCGACGTAGTCGAGTCCACGGAAGTCCGGGCTGACGGAACAACGCTGACGCTCTCGGGCATTGACTCGACGCTGATGAATGACTGCCTGAATGACATCCAGATCGGTGCACCGGCGACCATCTGGTTCGCTCTGCTGAGCAGCGGCCAGATTCTCGGCGCTCCGTACCCGCTGTTCGTGGGCACGGTCGATAAGCCGACCATCCAGGTCGGACCGGACACGATCACCGTCAGCCTGGCTCTGGAGAATCGTCTGCTCACTCTGCAACGGCCAACCAATCGCCGCTACACCGCCGCCGATCAGCATATCGCGTATCCGGATGACATCGGCTTCAATTGGGTCGAAATCCTGAACGACATCGCGCTGCGGTGGGGGAGCTAAACAATGCAGCGTAAAGAGCACTGGGCGACCCGCCACTACCATCAGTTCCTCCTCGACCGGGCGAAGGCCCCATTTGAGTGGGGGCAGAACGACTGCGCGACCTTCGCCGCCGACGGCGTCAGGGCCATGACCGATGTGGACATCGCAGACGATTTCCGGGGCAAGTACAAAGACGAGCCCTCGGCGCTGGCCACCATTCACTCCGTTTGCGGCGGCTCGACCGTGGCCGACGCCGCTGCCCACTGTGCGACCAAGCACGGCCTCCAGGAGCTTCAGCACCCGCTGATGGCTCAGCGCGGCGATCTGGTAATCGCAAAGAACGCCGACGGTACGCCGATTGCCGGGCTCGTCCACCTGAACGGACGCCATATCGTCACCGTGTCCAGCAAAGGCACCGTCTATCTCCCGATCCGCTCTGTGATGCGTGCATGGCGCGTCTGACCCCCTAACCCTCTCAGGAACCTTTTAAATGTCTAAAGCTCTCGTAGGTGTGTCGGAACTCGGTGCAGCGGTCGGAATGGGCGCACTGGCCATGATGGACCCGGCTCTCGTTGCCTCGCCGCTGTACGACAAAATCTGGCTCGGTGTGGCCATCGGAGGTGTGTCCAGTCTGGTTGGTGCAGCAGCCGACGCGCTCGTGGCGCAGCGCGGCATGAACATCGCCACCCGGCAGCCTGCCTCGTTCCGGCAGATCGTTTACGGGACGCAGCGCGTCGGCGACGTCACGGTATACAGGTCAACAACTGGCAGCCACTATGACCAATACAACTACGTGATTGTGCTCGCGACGCACGTGATCGACTCCATCGAAGCTCTCTACCTCGATGGTCGCAAGGTGTACTTCGAGACCGGCTCGGGCGGCAACTCCACCCGCAATGGGGTGAACTTCGGCGGCTCTGCTGACGGCAACACTTACATCGGTCCGAATGGCCAGCACTACAATTTCGGCAGCCTCGTATACGCCGAGGCGCGGTACGGAGACCAGGCCGACGGCGATGTTATCTCCGGACTGACCGCGAATGATTCCAACTGGGCCGCGTCTTCTTCCGGAAGTCCCTACCTGGGCGGTTGTGCCTACATCTACCTAAAGGCCCAATATGACTCCTCGATGTTCCCGCAGGAGCCTGAGATTCGCCTTACGGTCAACGGCAAGAACGACATCTACGACCCGCGCACCGGCACGACCGGCTTCAGCTCGAACTGGGCGCTCTGTGTTGCGGATGCCATCACTGACCCTGCCTGGGGACTTGGCGATGCCAGCGTCAATCAGGACCAGTTGATCGCTGCGGCCAATGTGTGCGATGAGCAGGTCGATCTGGCCGCCGGAGGCACCGAAGCCCGCTACTCTCTGCACTGGCACTACGACACCTCGACCGCGCCCGGTGATGTCCTCAACACGATGATGGCCAATGCTGCCGGTCGTCTGTCGCGCGTCGGCGGGGAGTGGTTCATCTACCCGGCGTATTGGCAGGGTCCGACGTTCACGTTCAATGAGAATGCCCTTGTCGGCCAGATGTCATGGGTTCCGAAGCGGTCCGTCACAGACCTGATCAACCGCGTGACGGGAACCTACATTGCGCCGAACTACCCATATAACGCTGCGGGCAATTTGTACGATTCCAATGGATGGTACGACGGCTCGATCCAGAATAACTTCCCCTTCGCCTTTCAGCCCACCAACTATCCGGAATTCGCGTGCGATCAGCTTCACGGTTTTGGAACCGGCGTGGATGTCTATCTGACTGAGGATGGTGGTGTCCCGCATCCGAGAGAGATCGCCCAGCCTACCTGCCTCTCCGTCGCTCAGGCCCAGCGTGTGGCCAGCATCTTCCTGCTCCGCAACCGGCAGCAGGGCTCAGGTCTCTTTCCGATGTCTCTGTCCGCATGGCAAATGGAACCGACCGATGTGATGCAGTTCAACATGGCGTCACAGAACTGGGTCAACAAATATCTGGAGATCGCCTCTACCCGGTTCCGGACCCGTGTCGTCAATGGTGATAACGATCAGCCCGTCCGGCAGCTTTACGTCGAGTGCGCGGTGCAGGAGACGGACCCGTCTGTCTACGAATGGTCGATCGGCGAGGAGTTGAGCGTCTACGACGTGCCCGCCGCCCCCGGCGCGGTCCCGTACATCGTCGATCCGCCGACAAACCTCACCATCGAAGACGACCAGACTACCGCAGTCACCCTGCAAGACGGCACGACGATGCCGCGCGTGCTCGTGTCATGGACGCCTCCCGAGGATGTCTACGTCGCGAACGGTGGCTCGATCCAGGTGCAGTATCAGTTGACGACCGGCTCCGGC